TTGAACGTCTGCATTTGGAATAGCGTTAACAGGTGTATCATTGATTTCCATTGCTTTTTCGTTTTGAGCTTTTGCTTCTTCAATTTTTAAATCATCAACAAGTCCAGCTAGTTCAGTGTTGAGACCTTTGATTTTTTCTTTGGCCTCAGCAGAGTACTTGCCGTCTTCTTGTGAATCAAAAGCAGCTTTAAGCTCTTCACGAGATTTAGCAATTTGTTCTTTGAGTTCTTTTGGTCTACTCATTTTTTAACTTAATCTCCTGTTATATATTTTGATTATTCTTCGATTAAGTCGGCTTCCAAAGATTCTGCAATTAATGCTTGACCTTCAGCCCATAGTGCATCTGATTCTTCATCAATAATCTCTTCTTCAGTATCAGCAGAGACTTCTTCTTCGGTTTCAGCTGTAGCAGGAGCTAACTCCTCTTCAACCTCTTCCTCAGTTTCTTCCTCTTCAATTACTTCAGGTTCGATTACTTCGACTTCATCAACAGGTTCTTCTGTCACTTCAGTCTCGACTTCTTCTACATCAGAAGCTTCTTCCTCAGCAGATTCCTCTACTTCGGTTTCTAGTTCTTCTACAGCAGCAGAATCAGCAGCACCGAATTCAGTTATGAATTCATCGACTTCAGACCAGGCATCTTGTAAATCTTCCTGTACCGCTCTAAGAGCGTCAGTAGCTTTCATACCTAGTTTCCTTCCATCCTTAGCACGTAACATCGCAATGGCGGTAGCTCGTGCCATCAAGTCGTTAAATGCAGCAAGCACATCTTTGACTTGTTGTGAAAAAGAAACATTATCTTGCGTTTCTTCTTCAACACTTTCACTTACTTTGTAATAAGACTTACCTTCAGATTCAACAATTGTTATTGTCTTTCCTTCAGCTTCTGCTTCAGCTAATGCTTTTGCAGGGTCTTCATACACTTGTTCTAATACTTTTTCTGGCTTAGGTTCTACAAGATTATCTTTAGCCACTTTCATTTTTTCAGCTATTTCTCTGAGCATATCTACCCACCATTGTGGTAAGTCTGCATCTTCGTCTTTAGGAATAGCAGCAAGAATTTCTTTCATTTCTTGTGTGATATTTCCTAATGCTTCCATAGCAGCGTGTTGCTCTGTATGAGTTTTAGCTTCTTTCATGTCGTCAGCATCATCATCACCGTTTATAGCATCTTCATATTCTTCATGTGTTTTACATGGCATATAGATAGTTTTTCCATCTTCATCATGAGAATGTATACCATCGCAACCCATTTCTTTAGCTCTTTCCATAGCTTCACCTGGATTGTCAAACATATCTTTACCTACAGATGCCTTACCTTCTTTTGCAATTTCTTTTAATAACTCGTTATTAGATTTAATTGATAATGTATAAGTATCTTGATTAGCACCAACTAGTACTGGAGATACTTCAAATACAGTTAAATCTTTTAAATATCTTGCATCAACTTCTTCATTTGATTTCATATCTTTATGCTTACCAAACTCAGAATCATTGACTCTATATCCGAATGACCATTGTTGAAGGTCACCCATGTTCTTTACTAACTTGTAGGCTTCTTGTCCTGAATCTGTGTCCATGAAAAACTCACCAACAAATGTAGCTTTGTCACCATCTTCTCTAATGTAACCTTTTCCAATTGGCATATCCCATTTATGAGCCCATACCATAGGTACATCACCAGACTTGAAACCTGATTTTATTGAACCTGGGAGAACAATGTCTCCATCGGAATCTAGATTATTGAAAACAGAAAAGACAGCAGAGACTTTACCTTCGGAGTCTTCATCAAATTTAAAGTCTATATTCTTTACTTCTCTTTCTTGCATGCAAATGCTCCTCTGTAATTACAGTTATATAAGATTATTTTAAACAGAGGTGTTTGAATTTAGTGTCTTTTCTTTTGTTATATCTTTAATTACAGTTAGCTTTGATATTGGCATGGTTACACTTCTATCTGTTTTTTTGTGTTTACCATTTTCTAATATTGCCCAAACCTGCATTGTAGCTTCTTTACCATCGACTGATATTACTACACCATGTACTGTTGAAGGTGGGTCGGGGTCCTTATTTATTGACCAACTGACAGATTGACCAACTCTAACGCTTGATGCTTTCTCCCCACTTTTTTTAGATGAGAGAGGGTGTGAAGAAGGCAGCAAGTCGGTATCGTATGGTTTTCTCTTAAACTTACCAGTTCTCAATGCATGAAGGAACCCGTTTACACGTGCTATTCCCCATTGGTCAGCAGATGTTACATTACCTCTTACTGAGCCAGGGTTAGTACGATAAGCACCTACACCTCTATTGAACACAGAAACTAAAGTTCTAAGATTTGTTTTATACTTAGGACTTCCATCGTTATGTTCTTTAACCTTGTTAGTAAGTATCTTTCTGACATTAGCAGAAACCTTTGATGCAAATGCTTCATCAAGTATTTCATTTGCAACTTCTAAACTTTTCTTTCTTCTTCTACGAACTAATTCTTTTCTTTCATTAATTATTTTTTTTATAGCAGGAACGCCAATATTAGAAACACCACCCCATTTAATGTTTGCTATTGTTCCATTAAGTCTTGTATTACCTTGATGTCTTCCCATGTAGCGTTCTCTTCTACGAACCC